ACACCGCATCCAGGCCCTCAGAGGCGGACTCCGCGTCCGTGACGATGCCGTCCATGGCCTTCGACGCCGCATCGAAGTCGGTCGACAGCGACTCCGCGTCGGTCGCCGCCGCGTCGGCGGACTTGGACACCGCGTCGATACCACTGGACGCGGACTGGGCCGACGTCTCGATCTCGCTCAAGCCCTTGGACGCGTCGGTGCCCAAGGTGTCGATGTCGGTGCCGAGCTTCTCCGCCGCCGTAGACGCTTCGTCGAACTTCGAATGGTCGACGTCGATTTTGATCGTCTTGCCGTCTAACGCATCAGCGGCAACTTGGAGCTCGGCGAGCTTGGCGATCGCGTCATCGACACCCGTGGTGTCCACCGTGATGGTGATGTTCTGATCGTTCATCGAATCCAGCAGCGCCTTGAGCTGCTCGATCTGTGCGATGGCGTCTTCGGTTTCGGCACTGATATTGATGTTGAGGTCAGTATCGGACACCTAGAACACCACCTCACAGATTCGGGATACCAGGGAGCTCGTCTTCGTCGTTCTCTTCGTCTTCGTCGTCGTCCCGCGCTAGATCGGGGTGATCGGTCCACCAGGACGGCAACGATTCCGCCTCGGTGATCACGTCACCCTCAGCGCCGATCTGGGCCTTCAACAACATCACGACCCGCGCTATGAGGAAGTCCATCCGGCGGTCACCGAACGGGCCGTCCACTTCCTCGAGTGCGGACCAGTACCCCAGCTCTCTCGAGGAGATGCTTTTCAGGAGCTCTCGACGAGTTCGCTTGAGGTGAGAGGCGAGCCGGTACTGGAATAGAAGTCCCGGTCGCCCTCGGAGTTTTTTACGGCCTCGTTCTCGTCGTCGTCCGACTTGGCCAGGCCGTTGAGCTTGCGGGCCATGGTGGAGAGCCGGTCCAGGCCGCCCTGAGGCTTCTGACCGAGCTTCTTGATGCCCTCGTCGGTGGTCGGGTACAGGTGGTGGCCATTGGCGTCACGAAGGCAGTAGGTGAGCAACCGCAGCATGTTCCCACGCAGCGACATCGTGTAGTTGCTGCCCTTGCCCATCTTGAACATCGCCGACTGGTACGCGTCGTACTCGGTGCCGTCCAGCTCGTGCACCCAGTACGCGGGCGACTTACCGGAGTGCATCGACCATTCCGGCACCACGACCAACTTGCGGTCGAATTCGGCGGTGACCGAGTCGGCGGAGGCGACAACCTCATAATCGTTTTCGTGACCCATGACCTTTTTCATCTCCTGTTGGGTAGAAACTAGGCTTCGTCGATGTTCGACTGGACGGACTCGATCACAGCCGTTGCCGCTTCGTCCTGACCGGCGTCGAACGCTTTCTGTACGTAGTCCTGGGCGGGGATCGTGACCGTCTGCCGGATATGCCACACCGGGCCGATCATGAACCGCATGCCTCGGGTGGTCTTGGCGTTCATCGTCGCGCCGAAGTTCTGCGTGCCGGCGTAGAGAATGCCGGAAGCCTCACCACCGGGGGCGACAATCCAACCGTCGCCATCTTGGGTTTTGTCGATCGAGTCCCGCAGCTGACCTTGGTGCTTATCCCAGTCATCGGTACCGACCGGAACAGTTTCCTTCTCCGCCGCCACGAACACATCCGCGCCCAAACCGAGCGACTCAGTCAGCGCCGGAGGTTGAATGGCGTTCAGAGCACGATCCAACATGCTCTGAACGTCATCCGTGTCGAAGCTGACATTCAACCGAATGTCGCCCATCAGCTGTAGACGATGCCTCGGGCCCAACCCACCAACACCAGGAAGCTCGGGGTGGTGCCGGTGACGGTGTAGCTGACCCGTACCTGCGGCTGTACCACGGTCTGCTTGGGCAGCACGATCCGCTGCACGGTGTTCTGCAGGGTCGCCGCCGTGAACGTGATCAGCGGGGTCCAGGTGGTGCCGTCCGGGCTGTGCTGCACCACGGCGGTGATCGACGGGGTGGCGCCGGACAGGGACGTGTCGAACACGTGGATCTGCGCGGACCCACCAGCGGCGGTCGCACCCGTGGTCAGCGTGTTGTCAATGACCGGGGAAACACCCGTGGTGGTGGTGTAGACGTTCGGGGACACCATGACAAAGCCACGGTCGATGTAGCCACGGGCCATCATCGTCATGTCAACGGCGACGTCGCCCTTGGCCTTGATGTCGATGTCGTACTTGGTCAACACCGACGGCTGCATGACGATCGGGTTGCCCACGCCCCAGCCCAGCTGCCCGTAGGCGGCGATGACGTCGGAGTCCTGGCCGAACCGCTGCTTGACCACGTCGTCGAACACGGTGCCGGGCGCGTAGAAGCCCTTACCCTCGAGCGACGCCTTCTGAATGCCGGCCAGGTCGTTCGACACGCGCTGGCCGAAACCAGTCGCGTCGATCGTGGCCGCGTCCGCCTTGTGCTTGACCTCGTTCAGCTGAACGGTCAGTTCGTAACCATCCAGCGCGAATGACGCATTCCTACCAACATAAGCGTTGGTGTGCGAAGAAATGGCGGCCATCAGGCCACGCTCCCATCAGAAGAGCCGACGATGTCCTTGGCGTCCGCCTCGGTGGCGATCAGCGGGCCGTCCCACCACTCCAGGTACTTGTCGATGTCGTCACCGCTGTAGGCGTCACCGATCTCGTACGCCTTGTTCTTGCCGTTCGAGGGGTCGACGCGGTGGAATGGCCGCACGACGGTGAACTTCTGGCTGGCTGCCATGTTTGTATGCCTCTTTCTGGGGGATCGAGCTATGCCCGAATCGTGATCATGATCTGTGCGGCGTAGTAACTGGTCGTGCCGTCCTTGTCGAAGGCAATCCCCCAGTTGGTCGCCGACTCGACACGCACCGAATCGTTCGACAACTCCGACAGCGAATCGCCGAGACCGTCCTGTTGCAGGCCGGCGACGAACACGCCGGTCGGGTCCACGTAGCCCGACAGCGTCTGTTGCGCTTCCAGTTCGTCGATCCGATCCACCAGAAACGTGATAATCAGCGACCACGTTGCCAACGACGAACGGTTGGCGGTCTGGTAGTTCACGAACGGACGGCCCGGTTCAATGAACGCGGCGGGCGACTCGACGAAGTCCGGTACGTAGTTCTCGTACACCTTCAGACCAGGATCGATATACGCCTTCAGCTCCGGGTTATTCGTGGTGACCCGTTCGAAAATGGCTTGCTGAAGGTCGGTGATACTGGGCATTAGTTAGTCGTTGGCGTGAACAGCAGACCAGCCATCTTAGAGTTGGGCACGGATTGCCACACGCCGTTATTGAATCCCGCCCAATCCCCCGGATTAACCACCAGGACCGGGCCATTAGGGATGATGAAGATAGCCACGGTGGGAGCGGCCGAGGTAGCCAACCCCTGAACGGTGCCACCCAGGGCCGCCGACCAGTCCGTATTGAAGATGGTCGAGAACGCCGCCACACTCGAACCAGAGGCGGGGTACTGGCTGAACTTATAAATGGTGGTTGTCGAGGCCAAAAAATCAGACGTCGCCACGGCGAGCCTTTCCTTAGGGGGAAAATCGCGCCGTAGCGCGAACTACACGGGGAACGGCAACGGCGGCTGAGAAAGCCGCACCACAACCTCAACCGGATACCCCGGACCGTCCTTCAGATAGACGATCTCGTTCTGCGGCCCGTGCGCCCGGCGCTCCACCCAGTGGCCCATGTGCGGCTCATCCGGGTCGATACCGTGCGCCTCGAACCAGGCGCGCCACGCCGCCAGCTCACCGTCGGAATGCACCACGTCCGGGACATGGACGTTGCACTGCTCACGCTCGGTGCCGACGTGGATGTCCGCGCGGCGGCCCCACTCTCGGTGATGCTGCAGGACGTGCCTGCGAGCATCCGTCGCTCGGCTCACAACCGGCCCATCCCGAACGACTGCGGTGGGAACAACGTCCCCACCCTCGGGGCGATCGGAGTGCCGAGCCCGCCGCGCACCGACACCGCCGACGCACCGCCGTCCCCGCCATCGAGATCGGCGAGACCTTCGGCTAGGTAGCAGAGCAGCTCGATCGCCCGGTTGTAGCGCCGGATGATCGGGTCGGTCTCCGCCATCTGCTTCTCTTGCCGGTAGATCCCGTAGGCGTACCAGGCGGCAATGTCGACAGTGATGGACTTGACCAGCGCCGGCACCGGGGAGAACGGTGTCGCGTACCGGCGCCGCAGCTTCGCGTCCACCTGTGACTGCGCGTTGACGATGGCAGCCTCCAACGCCGCATCGTCGAGCGCGGCCGTGTTGGAGGTCGGGCGGTTGAGGTCGCGCGCCACCACCGAACGAACATCGTCGGCGGTGGCGTACACGACTGTCATTACTTCCGCCGGTTGTAGGCGCGCTTCGTGACCTGCGGGCCGTCCTGCGCGGAGACGTTCGGGGACGTGCCCGAGCCGTCCTCGTCATCGGAGCTGCCGATCAGTCGCTTACGCGCCGCTTCGTACTCGCGGCGGTTCAGCTCAGCCTCGCGCTCGGCCTGATCGGCTTCGAACGTGCTGCGCTCCTCGTCGAGCTTGTCCTGCTCCTTGGTCAGCTTCTCCAAGGTGCCTTCAGCTCCGATGTGGCCGTCCGCTTCAAGGCCCTTCACGTCGATGTCGTCATCGAAGTCGACGACATCACCCTTCGTGTAGAAGGTGCCCTTGTAGGACATTCCGTCGGTCAAGAGTTCAAACTTCGCCATCCCCACTCACTCCAATCAGCTGGTGGAGCTGTCCATGTGGGTGCCACTGATCACGCAGACCGACAGCGGCTGGTCGATCGCCACGGCGGACGCGCGCATGATGTCCGAACGAGACAGCTTGCGCGGCTCGTCGCGGTACAACGGGGTAGCGTTCAGCGGCACCTCGTCGGCGATGAAGCCGGACGCGCCGCTCTGCAGCAGAATGGCCTTGTTCGGGGGCACCCGGGGCGACTCCAGAACGTTCAGGCCCATGATCTTCTGCGGCAGCAGGCCGGTGTACCGGAGGTTCTGATCAGCGATGTCGCCGCCGTAGTACTCAGCGTTGAACTGAGTCGACCGGATGATGTTGTACTTCGCCGCCCGGTTCACAATCAGCGTGTCCGCCACGTAGCCCAGAATCGAGCCGTTCGAGTCGGTAGCGCCTTCGATCAGCTGCATCCCCGCGAGGATGTCCGCGCGGATGTCGGTGCTCGAGATGTACCACCCAGCGGCGGCGGTAGCGGACTGGACACTGCCGTTAGTGACCACGGCCTGGACGAACACGTCATCCCACGCACGGACGATGCTGTTCTTGACCTGCTGCATGCGCATCTGCAGCTTGTCGATGCTCGAGCGACGCAAATCCTCATCGGAGATGACGACCGCGAGGGCCTTCTCCACCGTGAACGCCACGTTCGGCTGACCGAGCGAAGTCCGAGCAACCGGCACCTCACCGAACTCGGCGCGGTCCAAAACCGCCGAATCCGCGTACAGCGGGGTGGTCGAGTTGTAGCGCACCACACCGGCCGGAACGCCACCCGCGTTACGCAGAACCGCGTCCGCGAGGAATCCCTGCTTCATGATGTCGATCATGTAGATCGGAATCCGGAGCGGGTCCTTCAGCCAGTCGTTGAGAGTTACCAGTGGGCCGTCTTGGGCTGAGATATTGGGGAACGTAGTCATATCTGTTTCCTCTCAGCTCAGAAGAGCCGGACGCGGCCAGTGCCGCTAGCGAGAATCCCGGCGGGTTCAGTGCAGCGGCCCACCGCCTGGTCATAGGTGCCAGGAGCGGTGGCAATGGCCACGACAGTGCCGGCAGCGCCGGCGGCGACGAGCGCACCGAACGGAATGGCGGCGGCGGTCGCGGTGCAGATGACCTCAGCCGGCCCGTAGGCGACCGCTACGTCATAGCGAGCGGTGGTGTAGTTCTGCTGGCTGCCGGAGCCGGCCGGAACGGCGTCGTTCAGGGCCAAGCCGAGAACGGCCTTGGACCCAACGACACACGGCTTGACCATTCCAGTTGTGCTGTCAGGCTCTACCAGCTGTCCGCCGGTGACAGCCTGGCTGACCTGGTAGGTTGCCGGCCCGAGCTGAAGAGTGGGGTAAGTCCCAGACATAGGTTTCTCCTTACTTTCCGAAGCCGGCGGCGTGCTGGCGAGCGAGGAACTCGGACCGCTCGGTCGCCTCAAGATCAGAGGCGCTCAGTTCCTGAGAAGTGCCGATCGGCCCGGAAAGGTCCACCCGGCGCCCGTAGGTCTTCGCCACGGTGGTGAGCACCTGGCGGAGGATGTCGCCGGCATCCACGGAGCCCTCAGACAGCTCCACGACGTGCTTGGAGCCCTTGAGCAGCGGCTCGCACAGCGACACGATCGCCGGCGGGATGCCGTAGTCGCGGACCAGCGAAGCGGACTCGTGCTTCCACTCGCGGGCGTCGCGCTCCGCCTTCAGCTCGGCCAGCTCGATCGCCTGCCGGTCGCTGACCGTGCGCATCTCGACCAGCGCCAACTCGACGCTGTTGTCGGTGTTGTCCTCGGCGGCCGAGACCAGTACGGGCTCTTCAACCTTGACGACCTCCGGCTCAACTTCAGAAGCAACGGGCGCCTCGACGAAAGCCGGAGACTGGGGAGCGACCTCCGCCTTCACCGCCTCGGGCTCGGGCTTCTTGTCGAGTTCGGCGAACAACGGGCGAAGGGCCTCAAGGTGCACCTTCATCTCATCTGAAATGGGCACCATCGGCCCACCTTCCTGATCGGTGGAAACTTCGCTAACGCCACTCGGTGCGGCGGGCGTCTGGATCTCCTGTTTCGCATCCCCATCGGGGGTGAACGTGAGCGCCGATAGGTCGATGACCTCGTCGGTTTCCTCGGCGCAATCGACCGGCTGCCAGCGGCCCATCCCAGAGATCCGAGGCGCCCAAGTGCCGAGCACATGCTGCAGCGCCGCCGGGTATTCACGGGTCGACTTACCGTCAGAGCGCGTGTACCCCTCGACCACTCGCACGGATACCGGGAGGTCCGGGTGTTCGTCGATGATCGCGGCGCCCTTTTCGGTAGCCGAGATGGTCGACCAGAGCCCATCGTCGGTGGATTCCAGGCCGATGATGTCGCCACCCGAGCGATCAACCGCGTTCGTGTGGGCGTTGTCGTCCCCGGCCAGCTGGAACGGCACAGTGTCGAATGCACCGTCACGGAACGCGGCGGCGAGGCTGTCGTTGTAGGCCCGGTCGAAAATGAGCCGGCGCCCCTTGTAGTCCAGTTCGCCGATCGGCAGCACGCGCTTGCGGTAGAGCTTGCGACCGAGCTCGACCGCTTCGCTCTTGTCGGTGGGAGTCAGGACGGTGACACGTCCAGTCATGGCTACATCGCCTTCTTGGCCGGGATGTTGTCTTCGGCGTCGCCACCGTGGGCGGCGAGGAAGTTCTTCACCCAGAGCAGACCGTCCGCGTGCAGCCGGTCGGCGCTTTGACGAATGTGCTCGACCAACCTGTTCCGGTCGTCGGGGCGTACCCGGCCGAAGGACTGGATGGCCTTGCGCAGGAACAGCACCGATGGAATCGGGAAACTGCCATCAGGCAAGCTGACGCCCTGGGTCTTGAACTTGTCTCGATCAGCGGCGGTCAAATTGGCAGCGGCCAAGTCAATAGGCATGATTTCCTCACTCAGGAGTCGCAAAACAGCGGCAATGCGGGTGTACGGCGCCCGGCAGCTGTCCATCCGGGAGGTTGTCCAAGGTGAATCGGCGCCCAGCAAGGGCCCGGCATTCGGACTCGACACGCGAGTCCTCTTGGGTCCGCCAGGTCAACCAGCCGCCCCGGTTCGACACCGCCACCTGATCCAGCGCCGTAGCGGCCCGCACCCGGTTCTGCGCGGCCTGTTCGTACTGCTGCTGGTAGCCAGCCTCGAGCCGGGTCGCCTGCGGGTACACGTCCAGCGTCAGTGCCCTGGTCAGGCGTTTCGCCGCGTTCAGCAGGTACTGTGCCCGCAGCTCCGGCTCCGCCGCTTTCACCGCGCGGACCGTGCTGGTCGGGAACACCACCACGTTGCCGGTCGGCACCGGTTTCAGCGCCAACTTCGCGGCGGCTCCGACCGCACGAGCGGACAACCCCAGCGACACCATCCTGGCGACCAGGTCTGCCGGCAGAGACAGCGCCGAGGCGCCGGCCGAGACGAGGAACCAGGCGACCAGCGCCGCGATCACCGCATCCTCGGCCGGATTGCGCCGGTTCTTCTGGTCCTGCTGGTCGTTCTGGTCTTGCTGGGGTTGCGTCGCCGGTTGGGTGGGGGCGGTCACGGAGCTTCGGGGAACGGCAACGGCTTCGACTCGAGCTGGATCGTGAGAACGGCGTGTCGAGAGTCGAAGCCTCGGTTCCCGTCATCATCGGTGTCTATGTAGACCGTGGACTTGCCCTCAACGAGCTCATCGCCGACGTTCCAGCCGTACACCAGAACCGAGACCGTCCGACGCCCCACGTCCCGAGCGGCCCAGCCCTTGAAGGGAACTTGAGCAAACGGGATGTTGTGGGCCTTGAACCAGGTAATCCACCGCTGCTCTTCCTCGGTGCCGTGCTTGACGTCGAACTCGCGGTAGGACATCGAACCCGGCCTGGTCGCCGTGCAAGATTCGCAACACACGTGCTCAGCGGTGTCCATCGGATCAGTGCCCGTGCACGTGCGGCTGCTTGGCCGCCTCGTAGGCCGCGATCTGCGCCGCGATGCTGGTCAGCAACGCGGCCGCGTCCGTGGTCGGCACAGGCGGGTTCACCGGGGGCGGAGTTACCGGGCCGGTCGAGACGAATGGACCCGGCTGACCGGTCACCTGCAGGTACGCCGCGTTCGCGGCATCCACATCCAGGCCCTCGGGAGTGAGGTTGTTCTTGATCCACTCCTGGCTGACCACCACGTACGGCTCATCGACGTACTTGGTCCACGCGGCTTCGGTCATCTCGTAGAAGCCGCCCCAGGTACTGCCCTTGACATTGCCGCCCTTGACGATCTGATGCACACCGGTGCAGTGGCCGCCCAGTGCCCGGTCCCGGCGGCTCACATCGAAGACGGTGCCGCTGTCGAACGCGTTCTCGAAACCCTGGGTGGCCGTGAATCCCATGTACAGGTTCCCGAACAGATACAAAGCCGCGCGCATCTCGTCGAAGTCCGTCGGGTCGACCGCGAAATAGGCCGCGATCTTGTGACCGGCCAGGCCGGTCTGGTTCCAGTACTTCAGGACGGTCTGCATGTCGCCGCCCTGGTCCGTGCTCGGGTTACCCGGCACGTACCCGGTGCTGCCCGAGTAGAACTTGATGACGTCGTTCAGGGTCGGCACGACCGGAGTGCCCTGTCCGAACTGGGACAACGCTGTTTCAACGTGCGCGGCCCCCGCTGCCGTGCAGTCCCCCAAGGAATCGTTAGCGTCCATGGGCAGGTTCGCGGCGTCAGGCACGTACGCCACGGTGTCCGGCACCGTCCCGGTGTAACCGGCCTTCAGCACGCTCTTCAGCGGGATGCTCCGGACCAGGTCGCGGGGAGCGCTGGGGAGCCGGCCGAGCTTCTTGCTGACCTTCTTAGCCACTGTTCGTCTCCTGTTGTGTCGTCATGAGTAGCCACATACGCCGGTCCAGCAACGAGTCGATGTCCGCGCGGAACGCCGCGATCAAGTCGGGGAACTTGGCCGCAGTCGAGATGCGCAAGGCCAGTCCCGCGATTTCCTTGTCCACCGCCGCCAGGTCGGGCACGTGGTACTGCCGGTCACCGCTCGGCGAATGAACCAGCTCCGACTCCGGCAGCTTCGGCGTCGACAGACCGGGCATGACGACTCCTTCACCGACGCTGGAATCCGAACGTGGCGTGGCTCTTGAGATGCGCCAGCGCGTCGGCCTGGGCTTCATGCCGTCGTGGGCGCCAGTCGTGGGCTTCACAGCTGGGCACGTGACACGTCCAACGCCAGGTCGGAGTGCCCGTACCGTCGCGGTAGACGCTCACCGGCGGTCGGTCTTTCACGGCACCAGTCGCACGTAGCGGGCATTCCGCAACGCCTCGTCCAAAGCCTTGATCGGGCCCTGAGTCAGCACGTACGCGCGCACCAGTGCGTTGGCCTCCGGAGGGATGGTCCGTGGCGGGTTCCCGTCGTCCATGTGGATATAGGCCTGGATCTGCGCCTGGGTCGCCACAGCTGCCTCCTACGGTTTGGCTAGAGCTCGCAACACCTCACGTGGATCGACACCGTTCTGGGCCTGCACCATCAGCTCGTTGGCCATGTCAATCGCCATGGATAGCTGGGCGCCCTTCACCTTCGACTTCAGGACTGTCGGCGTGCCGGTCGGCCCGGGAACCTTCCCCGGCTTCGGCACCGACTTCACCGCGCCCTTGGTGAGCGCGGCGGTCGCTGGGTTGCCCCCACCACCGTTGGCCTTGGCCAGGGCGTCAGCACCCGGTAGCGCCTGCTGGGTGGACGGCGGCGCCAGGGGCACCGGGATCTCAGCGGCAGCGGCAGCGGCGGCCTCAGCGGCGTCCATCTCCTTCTGCCGCTTGATGCCCCACGCCGTGACGGCAGCCGAAACCTCGTCGGTGTCCAAACCGAGAGCGGCACTGACCTGGTTGATCAAGAACCCGGTGAACTCCTCCGGGATCGTCGGCTTCTCTGCCGACACGATGCTCGTGAGCAGCAGCATCGCCCGGTCGGTCTGCCGGTTCCCGATCGGAGCGAAGTGCAGCTCCGGAATGGGTGCGTCCGGGCCGAAGTTGTTCACGATCAGCGGCGCGATGATGCCGTCGGTGATCTGCTGGGCGATCTCCGTTGCCACCGCCTGGCGGCTGGCCAGGTAGAACTCGGACTGGTCAGCGCTCAGTGCGTTCGAGCCGGCGTGCGCCAGGGACGCGTTCTGCGCCAGGTCCATGAAGCTGGCCAGCACGGACTGTGTCTGCTTGCCCTCGAAGTACTTGATCGCCTTCTCGAACTGGTCCGCGCCCTTACCCGAGGACTCGAGCACCTCGAACGTGGGCTGACCCGGCTCGGCTCGGCGCTCCATCGGGATCGAAGCGCTGGCCTGGGCGTCAGCGACCATCTG